ATGCCAAAGACTGCGAAAGCTGATCCTGCCGCCAAGGGCATCTATCTTCGAAAGAAGAGCTACTGGCTTCGCTACTCCCACAACGGGGAGCAGCTCCGAGTTCCTCTTCACACCCGCGAGTTTACTGCGGCTGTCGAAGCCGCGAAGAAAATTCGTGGAGTAGCCAAGGAGGCAATCATCCCGAAGATCAAACCCGGCGAAACTCCGACTTGGAAGCAAGCGATTGACCGCTACATCGCGGACAAACTCGCTGGAAAAAAAGACGGACAAAAGGTTCGCAAATTTCGACCGGGAACCGCTACGCGGACAGCCGACATTCTTCGCGCATTCGGCGAGTGGTCGGAGTCTCGAGGCCCGTTCGACATCACGACGCCCACGCTCCAAAAATTTTACGACGAACGAAAGAAGAGGAGCGTTGCGAGCGCTCGCACGATCGTAGATCGCGTTTGTTGTTTCCTCTCGCACCTTGGCCACGTCATTGCCAAACCGCACTACGACGAGGACGACGAGAAGGAAGTTCGCGACGTTGTCGTTGCGCCGAAGGTCTACGCTGAGCTGATCGAATCTTGTTCGAGGAACTCGACGAAGTTTGTTTTCTACGCCGGTTTTCACGCCGGCATGCGACGCAATGAAATCGTGCATTGCCGACCTCAATGGATTCGCCTCGATGCGCAGATTCCTCACATCAAAGTTCCGGGGAAAGAAACGCAGCGGCTCGCGAATGGGACGACCTACCAATGGCGGAGCAAAAACGGCAAAGACCGGAGCATCCCCCTCTCCGCAGATTTCACGGTGTGGCTACGCGAAAATCTCGATGCCAACGCGTTGTTTGTGCTCAAGCCCGAGGCCTGCTCGAAGCGATATCGCTTCGATCCTCGCACGTCGTTTGAGAACCATGTTGCGGACTACATTTCGAAGCACCCCGAACAAGAAAACTTCGGGATGCACGCGATGCGGCATTCCTACATCACGCATCTCTGCAACTCGGGAAATCCAAACATCACGATCATGAAAGTGTCCGCTTGGAGCGGCGACAAAATCGAAACGATCGAGAGACATTACTGGAAAAAGAACGTCGACGCGGACGGCCTTGATGATGTCCTTGCGGGCAAAAAGACCGTCAGCACCGGCACTACTCTCGAGGAAATTCTCCTCAAAGTTTCGCAGGGCAAGTTGTCGCCCAAGGCCGCAAAGAAATTTTGGATCGTCTCTGAGGAGGATGCCAAGCGTTGGCCCGATTTGAAAGCCGGTGAAGTCCGCATTCGCTCCGAGACTCTGCCTTAATCCGAGGATATAAAAATGACTCGTTTCCTCCTCCGCTATCTCGTCATCGGCCTTTTGTTTGCCTTACTCCGCGCTGTAGAGCGCAGATTCGGCATCATGGGCCTCGTCGTCGCTGCCGGATTCCTTCTCGTCATGCCGTTTGTCGGCAGAGTTATCCTGGCTCTGGCGCGGTAAACTTCACGGTTCGATTGCCCCAATCGATTTCAAAAGTGAGTCGCTCTTCGAGACGAGCAACGCCGCCGATCCAAACAATTGCGTGACCGTCGTGGGGCCCTTCCATTCGCACAGATTGCACCGCAACCGTGCAGCAGCCACCGGTTACTTGCTGAACAACTTCAGCGTTGTTTGTTTGTAATGTCTCCGACACCGCCCGCTCTGGCAGGCCGTTATTGGGCGGTAGTGGGAGGGTAAACATCAGGTTTGCAAGTCGGCCCAAGTTCGGCCGAGGACCTCGAGGATTGCCGCCGTCTCGATGTCGCTGAGCGACCGTTTCTGTAGCTCAATCGTGGAGTAAACAATCGTGTCGCAGTCCCAAGCTTGAGGCTTCCTCTTTTGAAGCTTCTCCACGACTTGGGCTTGGGTCATGCCTGCCTCCAAACGCAGCTCTTTGAGCTTCGCTCCGAGCAGATTTGCTTTTCCATCCACGGTCCGATTTAGAGTTCGCGCAGGCACTTCAGCACCTTACAGGGAATAATGCCAGCATAGATCAACGTTCCCGTTGATGAATGCCAGCATTGACTTGTTTGTTTCAAACATTTACGGAGTTTGCATGCGCTTGTTAGCCCTTCTCGCCGCCGTGATGTTTGCCTCTGTCGCCCAAACTCAGGCGGCCAAACCCAACCCGATCAAATTTTTGGCCGGGAATTACATCTTCTCAATCAACCTCGTGAACGTCGCGAACGTAGGCGATGGAAGCTGGGGCTATCAGGGCGGCGCGAAGATCACGTCGAAGGGAAAGATCGTCGGCAACGCAAACGCCGAAGGCCCGGCTTCGAGCAACTACGCCCACTACCCCGTTTCGCTGAAAGGCAAAGTTCGGAAGGCCGGTTCGAAGTTTCTCAAACTTGAAATCAAAACCTCGGATGGCGCTAAACTCACGCAAACCTACGAGGTATTCTCGCGCTACCTCATGCTTCGCAAATCCAGCATGAAGAAAGGCGGATTCAACTCCACGAGCAGCCCGCTCAAAAAGTTGTAATCGAGGATAGGCTCACTCCCGTGGGCAAACCACGGGAACGGAGCCAGAAATCGCAGGCACGATTGAATTCGTCGAGGTGACGAAGCTCCTTGCGCAGTTCTTTCTCGGCATCGAGCATCGACTGGCCACACCAATCGAAGCCGTGCTTTTCGTCTCGGAGATGGCGTTCGAATCGAGTCCGTTCGCTCATCGGACATCCTCCAACAGCTCAATTGTGAGATCCGAGACAGGGGCTTCGAGCCCGTCGACGTAGAGCTTCTTGGGCTCGCCGTATTGGCAAACTTGGCAGTCGTCGCGCCAAGCTCGGATGTCGCTCAGAGCGTCTTTGGTCGCCTTGATGACGTTGTCCAAATCCGGCTTCTTCGTGTGCAGGCGGGGCGCGTTGTCCTTGAGGAGGTGCGAGTTTTTTCCCGAGCGAAAATGAGATTGCGGCCGGGGAAATCGGAAGACCGCTGAGAGCTTGATGGGCCCCTCCAAAAGTTTGTTGAGGAGCCCCGCTTCAATCGCAGCGGCCTCGATTGCACCTTTGAAATTATCTGCCGTTTTGGGCGTCCAGAACTTCTGAGTCTTTCGGCTCCAACGAGCGCGAGGCTGGCCCGCTGGGTCGCAACGAACGCTGAAGGAATATGAGGCTGATGGCATTCCTCTGCCGGGGCGTCAAAGTTCCAACGCGTTGGAAATTCCCCTTGAGAGGCGAACGCGTTAGCCCCGATTGGGGAAATTGAATACAAAAAAGGCGGAGGAGATTTCTCTCCTCCGCCTCTCCGTTCAGCGGTTAAGCCGCCACCGGGAACTCGTCATAGGTTTCCCCATCGAGTTCTCGACCGGTCGTGTGCTTTCGCACACCGCCCCATTGCTTAAAAAAGAACGGAACGTTCTGTTCTCGGCACTGGTCGCGGATCTCGCGGACCCAGTCTGGATCTATCGGCCTAGCGCCGGGACCAGACTCGCCGCCAACAATGACCCAGTGAATCCCGTTTAGATTCAGGTTCTTCAGCGGACCGATCAACGGCTCCAAACTTAAGAACCGCACTTTGGCGGGAGTTTGCCGTAGATGGTCGATGCGGTATGTGACCCGCTCGTCCTCGACGCTGACGCCCATCCAGACGTTTGGCGTCCAGGTCAGTAACTGACCGAGTTCTGCTAGCCTTTCGCTGCGCTTGGTGAGGACCTGGTAGGTATGCCACCAATGCACACCCATCGAAGTCAGCACCGCACGGATGAAGTCTTCGGGAACGTCCTTGTGGAAGAGATCGCTCATCGAATTCACAAAAATTCGTTTCGGCGTCTTCCATTTTGAAGGCTCGTTGAGTTTGTCCGGGTGAAGCGTCACGGTGAATCCATGGCGATACCGAGGATTCCCCATCGCTTGCAGTCGCATAGCGAGTTTCCTCGCGTAGCAATGTTTACATCCGGCGCTGATTTCGGTGCATCCCGTAACCGGGTTCCAAGTGGCGTCGGTCCACTCGATTGATGAATTATTCATCTTGTTTTGGCTTCTTGCGGCCGGTCGAAAGACACGGCCAAGGTTCGCTAACCGAGATCGGAAACCAATAGACGGCTCGTAGGAGCCGCTACTCCTCTCTCTTCGTTAGTTCAAACCTCCCAAATAAGAGGGACTTCGAGAGAGGAGTCGAAAGACTCCTCGGAAGAGGCCTTCCTCGGCGTCCCCGCCTTTGCGAAACGCAGTCGGGCCACCCGCGCCCGCTTACGCGTTCGCTGCCCTCACAGTATACACACCTATGTCAAGCCCTAAATCAAATAACAGACTGGCCCGCCGAAACCCGTGCTCGCATTTGAGCAAGTGTTAGCCCGGTTGGGTATTCGAAGTGAGGTTCATCTTTGATCGATTTCCAGTCACCTCCCCAGCTCAGTCCCAAGGCCTTCCCGATCGGTGCGAGTCTGGCGTAAAGGGGACTGTCTTCGAGGTAGTCCGAGCCGTTAAAGATGCCAAGGTCGAAGGCGACTCCGAAGTTGTGATTCGAATATCCGGCGCGGGCGTTTGTAACTTTGGAACCGGGAGCAGTGCGCCCTTTCGCGTAGAGAGCATCTTGCTCCGCGTAAGTCCGAGTTCCGCTGATGATCTTCACGGCATGGCCAGCAGGCACGGCGGAGTTTGCCTGTCTGAGGAATTCAATCGCGAGCGGTTGAACCTTGGGGTGCAGACTTGCGATGTTCTTCGCGCTACGTTCATCGACGCCATAAGAATGCGCAGCACGCTGCGCATTTGATTCCGTGATTTTGGTTGTCGCTAGGGCTTCTTCATGACGGCTTCGGGCAAGGGCGGACAGATTTCCCCAGGTCCCGTCGATGGCCCCTGAATACCAACCTTGATCCTTCCAGAAAGCCTGTGCGGCTTTAAGCCACGGAGTCTTTGCGTCAGCAGCGGCAGAAACGCGGCCCCAAATGCCGTCGATGGTGGAGGACTGGTAAAGGCCACTTTTCTTCCACCAAGTTTGAGCAGCAATGAGGGAAACCTTGTCTGGCGTGTCCATCCCCCGGCTGGGGCGTCAATCCTTGCTGTAGACTTGCTCCGGAAGTTTGTAGGCCACGCTCACAGTCCCGTAGCGGCCGTTCTCGCCAATTGGCATGGAGACAGCACACGAGCAAAGGGCGCAGGCGATTACGACGAGAAGCAGGAGGAACAGGGCCACCCGAAAGATCGGGAATTCTTGGCGTTGTGGCCGAATCATTTGCGTGCCTCCGCAGCCGCAACGGCAATTACGTCTTTGAGGGCGTCGGCTGTGACTGAACCCAACTTGCCGTCTTCTTTGACGACCGGCTCTCCCAGCGCATCGTTAAGAGCGGCCTGAACGCTTTTGGTATTTGCCGAGGTCTCCGCCTTTTCGGCGTGGAGGTGCGCCAGACGACCGGCACCCCAAGCAGCAAGCCCGGAAAGGCTGACGACCAGGATCGTCAGCAAATCGTCTTTGTAGGGCGCGAGGGCCGGGATGTGAGTGATGAGCAAACCGGCGAGAATACCCGCCAACGCTCGAAGAAATGCGCTCATGACGAACGCGCCTCGTCAATTTACTATCGGAACATGAGAGACAAATTATCCAAATGTGACGAAGGCGACGTATGCCCTGTTTGCGGCGAGGGCAAGATCCACAAGGAGATGAAAATTGAGACATCGAGGCGGGGCGTTCATACCCCGCAGGAAGGACGCGGATTCAGAGGGCCCGTGGCCGGAAGCAAGTTAACGTGTGACGCTTGCGGAGCCGAGGGCTGGAAGGATTATTCCTAGCCTTTAAGGTCCGACGCCCGCTTTGGCTTCCAAGCGACCAAGTCGCTTTTCGTGGTCTTCGATCCGGTCAGAGTTTTTGCTCGTCTGATCTAGCTGCGCTTTCAGCCCGGCAAGCGTAAGGTTGAGAGTACTCAGCGTGTCTTGCAGCTTCGTGATCGTGGCCGCGTCGCCGCCTCGCGATTGCATGAGGCTATCAACCTTCCACGCCAAGGCATCGAAGGCCGCTTTCGCTTCGTTCTGAGATTTGCTGAGGGCGGAATAAATCGACGTTTGTTCCTTCGACAGGGCAGCAACGGAGCCCACCGGCTCATACTTGCCATTGAGGTAAAGCACCAGCAGGGCCACGCCCGCGACGAGTAGCGCGACGAGCCCGCCCGCAACCTTGAGCACCTTGTCTGTGCGGTCGAGTTTACCTTCGATCTGGAGCGTATGCGTCCGATTCCACTCGTCTTCCTCCCGGCGACCTTGGCCGCTTCTACGCTCGTCTTGCTCCATCCCTCGCGGACGGCGTCAAATGCTCGCTCTAGGAGCCGTGCGCAATAGACTGGCTCGATGCACCAAGCGCCCCTTTCTGAGCGACTGGAATTTTATCGGCTTTATCTCGCAACGCACTCGTTGCTGGAAGCCAAGCACATCCTTGCGGAGCTGAAGCCCCACGCGGGGACGCCAAAGAATCTCACCATCGGAGCCCTCTGGACGGCGTTCTTCGTCACCTACGGAAAACCGTTCAAGCAGCAGCGTGATGAGAAATTGAAGGCCGGAATCCGCCTACAAGAAGATTACGTCCCCGCGAAATTCATCGGCCTGCACAAGCTGTTCCTCGCAAATCGAGACAAGGTCTTTGCGCATACCGACTTTGCGGATTTCTCGGACGACAAGGGACGCCCTGTAAACTCAATCGTCCTCCGGATCTTGGAAGGAAGGAAGACGCACCTCTCCGTTCGGCACTTCGTTCCGGACATCGAGACAATCTCCGCCGCCGAGGAGATGATAAACGAGATCATCAGCGTCATTGAACCGAAAGCGATCGGGATCTTCACGAGCTGGACATCGAAGATGACCGGAGAACCCGGCGAGGTGTTGGAGTTGAACGCGGGAGATTTATCGGACGACGTGTTCGTGCCATTGGGCACTACCATTTACCGACCGGGCAACGTTCGGTTTGTAGACCCCACTTGAGGCCCGTGCAGCCGCAGCGTTGGCACGTCGTTCCAGCCCAAAACTCGCAGCGTTCGCAGATCGCTTTCCGCCGCCTGATCAAACTGAGTTCCGAAAGCGGCATTCCCGCTGATATCCAGCGCGAGACTGATCGAGTTAGGGCCGCCAGCTTTTGAGAGAGCGTCGGAGTGTAGTCGCGATATTTGGCCCGCAGCGTCTCGTAATCCTTGTCCTCGAAATACAGCAATCCGCCCGCGTCATTCACCGCAAGGGCACGACACTCCGCAAGATATCCACGAGGACGGAGCTTGGCGGCCTCGGTTAGTTCAGCTGTGCTCACGACCATCATGGCGGCGGAGAAACACAAGCGCTGCGCACCGTTGTTGTGATTGCGGCGTCTACTGCCGTGCCGGGGATTGCGAGGACCGTGATGATGTCTTTCAACGCCGTCGCACCCCACGGGAGATTCTTTGTGAGCAGCGAGCCGACCTCGGGGATGGACAAATACGACGTTGCAGCAAGGAGGTCTGAGTTGCCTTGCGTAGAAACCACCTCCACCCGCCATGAGACCGCCCCGTCAGGCATTGCGGTCCCCGGCTGAGGAGATCCGGAGTAAGTAATCGTCCCGCTCCCGCTTGTCGGAGCGCCGTAAGTCGAGCCGCTGTAGGTAAACGTGTTTCCAGAAAAAACCATATTCGCGCCGAAGCCGAAATACGCGAGCCGCCACGTTCCTGAAACCAAGGCCACGCGGTAGTTTGAACCGCTCGTCTTGTAATAATTCCCCGCTGAAGTTTTGAGGTAACTCCCGTTCCACGCGGCCATGTCGGAGGTGAGACCGGAAATCGTAAAGCCGCCCGAGGAGTCATCAGGCGTGAACGTGGGAGGGTTGTTTGCGGCGCGGAAAATCTGAGTCGGATATCCGAAATTTCGAGGGCTTGCCAACGTGTAGCGGTTGATCGTAATCGACCCGCCAACGCTCACGAGAGACCCGTTTATTTGCAGTTGAGATCCAACCTTTTTAACGCCGTAGGACACGAGGCTTGTCCAAGCACTGGGACACGTTGTGGATGCACCACCGCAGGGGCCAACATCGCACCCGAACGTCGGGCACGAGGAAGCGGCCGAGGTCGACCCGATCAAAAAACCTGCGTCGATGGTGGGAATGCTCATCCTGCGTATCCCAAGACGTAATATTTCGCAGGCGTTGAGCCCGTGCCGGCGCACGCCCAAATCGTGATCCATGAGAGCGATCCCGTCGCCCCGGATGGTGCAGACGGAACCCCGGCAGGCGGAGCTTGAGAAGTCCAGCTAGAGCCATTGCTTGTGAGCACGTTTCCCGAGGTCCCCGGCGAAGGAAGCTGAGTAGGAATTGCCTGCGCCGCCCATGCGGAACCGCTCCACGTGAGCACGTAGCCGGTCGTTGCAGACGTTGGCAGCTCCACGGGGATGTTTGTGGCAGCCCACGCGGAACCCGACCAAATTAGGGCCTGTCCAGTCGAGGGTGCACCGGACGAAACTGCGCGACCTTGGATCTTCTCCACGACGGGATTAGGATACGTTCCCGAGAGGTCACCGCCGGCAGCGCCACTCGCACCGGGAGGAGCTTGGCTCACCCACGCTCCGCTTTGCGCGGTTAGGAGATTCCCGTCCGACCCCGCAGCGGGCAATTCCGTTGGCACGGCAGCCGCGAGCCAGACAGTCCCGTTCCACGTGAGCACCCAGCCAGCCGTTGTTCCGGGCGGGAGCGTGTCGCCCGGGTCGGCGGGATCGGCAGCAACCCAAGCGCTTCCGTCCCACGTGAGAACTTGTCCTTCGGATGCGCTCGACGGCAACTCAGGCGGAGGCGGCGGAACGTCCTCCCACGCAGCGGAGCCGTCGCCTTGTTTCGTGAGCACCTGCCCGTCCGTTCCTCCACCAGGTAAACCGTCGCCACCGGTTTCATCTTCGGCCCAAGCAGGTTCTCCTTCGACGATTTTCAAAACGTCGCCTTCGCTACCGCCGTCCGGCAGCAAATCTTTCAGCTCCGTTGGCGACCAGACCCCGTCTTTGAACATGGGCACGGCTCGCGAAGGCGGCTCTGCCATGTCCGTGGATAAACCGACGTTTTGCCACTTGGTCACCGTGTTGCCTGTGATGTCTCCGACGACATCACCGCCAAGCGGAGGAATCTCGACCGGCGTTTGATCGCCGCCCGCCGCTTGATCCTGCGTGAGCCCGAGTTCGGACCGTAGAGCACCGACATCAACGCCACCCACTGTGCCGTTCGGTGACTCTTGCACGTAAAAGCATTTCCCGGCGATGAGCCGCTGCTTTTTCAGCGTCTCGTTAACTCCCGCGGAATAATCTACGAGCCCCTTTTGCCCGCTTACGATCGTCTTGAGGTTCATTCGATATTTGCCTCCATCTCCAATGCCCACGACTCAGTCACCGCATACACTCCGCCGGCAGCATCCCGGTCGTCGCACGGGAGAGCCGTGCACCGCCTCTTGACTGGAGGATTATCCACCGAGCGGCCAACGTATGTCGGAACGACATCGCTCGAGGAGATCACGTCCCACTGCGCCGAGAAATATCGCGACTCTAACGTCCGTTGATCGCCGGGCAGGATGTAGGCAACGTGCTGTCTCGGAGAGCCGTCTCCCGTGTCGAATCCGTCTTTCAACTTCAAAACGTAACGCTTGCCAGAGGCAGCATTCTTCAACGTCTGCGACGACGACTCGCTTGGTTGCGTCGAATAAATCTCGATGCCAGCTGCCGCCAAATCCTCCGTCGCAAGATCCTCGAATTTAGGGACGCTGATATAATTCGTGGAACCGTACCGGTAGTTCACCGTCGACGCGTAAAAGCTCACCGTGAAATTCGATGGCAGTTCACCGGTAACGAAATGGCCGCTTTGAGTCGGACGACCTCCCGGAGGCACCGTCTCATCGGTCACGTCGAAGCGATATTTGAGAGTGCCATTCACACTCTGCGACTTAGGAGCACGATCGCCGCCCTTTCTTGGGACTGTCCGGCCTTGCCCTAGGATGATGCCGTCTCCGTTTGCGCTGCCTCCGACCCATTTCAGAGCGCAGCGCATCATGCCCGCTTCGAGGTTAGTAGGATCGGGAGGAGTGAGCTTGAGAAGCGGGAAATCGGGATGAGCCGAGCCCACTTCGTAGCCAGCAACCCAGTCGCTGAACGTCGACGCCGGTCCTTGCCACTCTTCATCGCGTTGCATGATTCCCGAATCCGTTTCGCGAGGACCACGAGCACCGACTTGCCGTTTCCAGCTAAGGTCGCCTTTTCCTTTGAGGCTCATGCTACCTTCACCTCCATCGCGGCGAGGGTATTCCGAATGTCTGCCGTTGTGGCTTGGATCGCAGCCATGAGCGGATTCTCTTTCGCCAGTTTTGCCCGAACATTTTCTTCTTTGTCGGCGTCCTTCTTTTTGTTCGCCGAGTCGAGGGCGTCAGCACCACGGCTGAGGACGGGAACGCCGGGATTTTTCAGAGCTTCTTCGTAGGTCTGGTAGGTGCCGTAATCGACGCCGCCGACCTTGCCGCCGACCGGCCGGGGCACGGCAGCCGAGGCGGACGAGATGTTGCTGATGAGGTTAGGATCGAGTCCGTACCTCGCCATTCCGGCCCGGACTTTTTCTTGTTCCGCTTGGCGGGCGACATCACCGAGGGTTTGATAATTCGAGTAATCGACCCCGCCGACTGAGGCCCGGCTCGTGTTTGCTTTCGATGGCTGCAATGCCAAGTCTGGCGAAGGTGGCGCCATTGGAAACATGGCCGCTAAACCGTCAGACCACGGAGCCTTTCCGAGACCGGCGCGTTCAGTGACTTTATTGGATGTTTCGCCAACCTGCTTCTGCAGGTTTTCGATTTGCGATTTGTAGATCTCGACCGGCTTGAAAGCGTCGAGGCTTCCTTGCCAGGCAGCGTTAATGACCCCGCCTGTTCCGAAGGAGTCTTTCACCGCCTTCTCTTTGTCGAGGCGGACGCTGTTCGCCTTGAACTCGTTCGCCGACGCGATGATGTTCCCGCTCCCGTAGACGTTGGGCATTAGCTCCGCGAGGCCTCGTTGAATCGTCGCAACGAACAGGAGTGCCGATTCTTGCAGCTGTAGGCCGACGATTTTCCACATATCGCCGGTGAACAAGGTCACGAGCAGGTTCTTGAGGAGGTTCAGCGAACCGACGATTCCACCGACAAGGTTCTGGCTGGCTTGGTAAAAGATGAGCTGAAGGCGGTCCTTCGCGATGCCCCAAATCTCACCGCCCTTCACTGCCTCAACGAACCACTTCCAACCCCACACAAGCGCATCGCCCACATTCTTCCCCCACGTGGGCAAGATGGCGGAAAGGTCCAGAGCCTCTTTCAAATAGGGCTTGAGGTATTTGATGAGCGAATCGCCCATCGCCGCGAGGCCCGTTTGAAAGGCGTCGAGCATCGAGGAGACCATCCCATTCCACGTCTTGCTTTGGCTCGCCGTGTTCCCGAAAAAACGTCCTCCTGCGGACGTCGCAGACTCGAAAGCCTTGGCGACCATATCGGCGGAGATTGCTCCGCCCTCCATGTCCTTCCGTAGCTGAGTCATCGCCTTGCCCGAAGTCCGGGCCAGCTCGGTTAGCGGGTTGAATCCCGCGTTTACAAATTGCAAAACGTCGCCGCCTTGAAGTTTGCCCGCGCTTTGAACCTGGGCGTAGGCGAGCGCGAGGGAGTCGAGCCGTTCTTGTGAAGATCCGGCCACGTCACCTAGACGGCGAAGCGTAGGAAGGATTTGATCCGCGCTGACGCCGAACGCGAGCAAGGTCTTCGCGTTCTGCGAAAGGCCTGCCGTGCCGAACGGAGTTGAGTTCGCGAATTTGTTAATCTCCGCGACCATGCCTTTCGCCTTCGACGCAGAGCCGAGCATGACGGCGAATTCCGCGTTGAGACTTTCCAAGTCTGCCGCAGCATTGATCGCCTTTATGACTCCGAGCCCGGAGCCAAGAGCACCGACGACGCCTCCGATTCCGGAGAGGCTGAATGCGCCCTTGAGAATCGTGGAAACGCTACCGGCGAAACCTTTGACGGACGCGAGAGTGCCGGAGAATGACCGGCCAATTTCGCGAGGAATCGTGCCTGCAAAATTCTTAACCAGTGCAGAGGCCTGCGCGAGTCCTGCCGCAAATTTTGTTACGCCGAGTGTGAGAACGGCGCGTAACTCTTCAGATCGTGTCGCCATCGTGTTTGATGGCGTGGCGGCGTCAATTCGTCAGCGGCCCCAGCGTTCGGCGAGCTTGCGCTGGATGTAGACCATCATGTCGGCGGTCACCTCATCCAATGCCTGGGCAAGAGCTGTCCCGGCCACCTTTGCCGCACCAACCGTCCGGTTCACGATCGTGACTTTCAGATCGAAGGTGGTCGCCCGGGTGCCTGTCGATTTATCGGCCATGCCTCCACCACGGACCCATCCCCCACGTCCACCCAAGACGCTGAGAGCCTTGTAGAAGCCCGCCCGAATATAACTCGCGGACCTCGCCCGGGCGGCAATGAGTTTGCGGACGGCGGCAGCAATTTGCGCCCGCGTCTTTCCGGTCTTTTTAACGAGTCTGTATGCCAGCCCGTCCCGTCCCAGCTCCCCTCGGATTCCCGAGGCAGAAGCCTTCGGAGTTTTTGAAATCGTCTTGATGACGACATCCTTCCCCTTTTTGTTGAGGGCTTCTTCGCCAATCTTGTTGGCGGCCTTCTCGTAATCCAGAAGGGTCTTCGAGAATGACTGCACAGCAGCCGCAAGATCTAACCCGGGTTCCATCCTGCTTGCTTGAGGGCGTCAAACAGGTTGTCGCTTTCCTTCTGCACCGCAGCGGCGTCTTCGCAGATGTAGCCCTCTTTGTGCGCATGCTCGATTTCGAGCTGGAGCAAAAGCGGGTTAGGAATCTCCCACACGAGCTGTTCCCACGTGAGACTCGGAATCATCGCCGCCGCGTTGGCGTAAAGCTGCAACCAGCGGGGCGGCGTTAGTCGTTTCCCGATGCCGCAGGGCTGGAAGATTCTTCGCCGTCAGCACGGCTAAACTTCCCGATCACGAGAATCGTTTCCGCAATCGAGTGCGCAAGGATTCCGAGGGCGTCGGAGAAGGCCGGGCTGTTCATCACAATCGACTCGGCCTCCGCGAACTTGAACACTTGCTCCGCACCCCACGTTGAATCCCGAGCAGCACGGAGTACGGCAGAGCGGTTCACAAGGCGAAGCCAGGTGCAGAGCGCCGCATCATAAACGATCCCGGGATAAAGCAGCTTGGATTCGTCGAACTCTCGCCCTTCGCGCTGTGCGAGATCCATGTCTTCCATAGCTTCAAGAAAGGAAGCTGTCTTGAGCGCCTTGAGACCGCAGGCGTCCGCCGCAAGCATGTGCGGCTGTTTCCAAGGGCTGAGAGGTTTGCTCTTCCATTCCAAGCCAATGAGGGCGGCATCGGCAGCAGCTTCCAATTTGGATTTTTGGGTCGGTGCAGCGGATTGTTCCGCTTCAAATTCGGCGAGGTCTAGTGAGTCCATGATCGTGGTTTATCGTGTGCGTTTTGGGAGTGGAGAGTTACGGAGCGCTTCGATGTCCTCGCGCTTCATGCGAGCGTCGTAGACGTTCACGCGCCCGTTGCCGTCGTCTTCAACGATCGAGGTTTGAAACGCATTCTCTCGCTGATTTTTGATGACCCAAGTGACGAGGCCGATTCGGTTCTTCGCTGCGTTCCGGCAGTATTGTGCGAGAGCGAGAGGCAGCAGCTTGATCGTGTTATTTACCGCTCGGACCGCATCAGGATTCCCGGTCGATTGTGCAATCGATTTGAGCGCGAGAAGCTGGTTATCGAGGGCTTTAGTGAAATCTCTTTCGGCCTCCCATGCGGCGATGATGTCGGCTGCCGGCTCGTTAAACTCGGTGCCGTCCTGCGCAATTTTGAAACTGTATTCTACCTTCTGATTGCCTTTCGCGTCTTTCTTACCAAGCACCTTTGATGCACGGACTTCGAGCTTCGATGGGTCGTTCGGTTTCGACGCGATGTCGTATCCTAAGGTGAGCAGTGCCGCGACCAAATCGGTGCAGCCTACGAAAGAAACATTGCGGTATTCGTTATCCATAATCGTGTGTGCGGCCCATTTCCCGGAGCCGCGACGGGGTGAGTGATTAAGCGCTGACGACGGCGAAGCGGACTGCGCACTCGGCGACGTTCGCCTTTGCCTTCAGAGTGGAGGCGTCGGGCGGGAAGATGGCGAATTGTCCAGGTTTGAGTCGGATCGAGTATTCGTCCGCAGCCGTTCCGATTTGGACATAGTTGGTGGTGTCCGTGTTCTGAACGAACACGTAGATGGCGTTGGTTACATCGCCGACGAAGACGGATTCTTCGACGGTGCCTACCTTTTGGATGTTGTCGGCGGAAAGAGCATTGGCGCTGTCGAAAGTCGCGCTCTTGTTGATGTTCAGTTCAGCTCCGCCCTTGGCGTAGTTGAGTGTGATTCCGATGCGGAGTTCGTTCATAGCGGTAGTGTTTAAGCGGCGAAGCGGCCGTAGGCCTTTGCTTCAATCGAGAGCGTGCGAACCACGCCTTGAGCGCGGGTCTGTTCCATTTTTCGGATGTGATAGGTCGCGTTGGTGACGCCACCGAAATTTGCAATGGAGTTAGCGAAGACGATGTCATCCGCGAGCTTGAGTGTGGGTGCCGCAGTCGTAGCACCATCGAGCGTCGCACTCTTCGACGGGTTGAAGAACATCTCGCCGTCGACTTCGGCATTCTCATCCTTGTGCTCGAAAACCTCGACTTCGACGGACTCTTTGAAATTTGCGGCGCTGAGTCCGTGCGCCTCTGGTTCGACGTTCGGTGTCTTCCCACCGAGGTTTTTCAAAATGCCAGCCATGCTGACGTGAGGGCGTCAACTTGCCAGCTCCACTCCCCACCAGAACGTCAGCCGTCGAACACGTCGACCGTCTTGATCAATCGTCGTGTCGGTATTGGTCGCGGATGGGATGAGCCAGAAAGCGGCGAATGGATCGAGCGGAAGGCCGGTGGCATCGTCGCTAAGAACGGCTTTGCGGATACCACCCAGGATCGCATCCTCTCCCTCGTTTTCTCGATCCGCCAAAGTGTGCAAATCGAAGTCACCACGAAGGCGGTAAGTCGCTTTGGAAGGGTCGGTGTCAGGCGAGAGGAGGTCCTCGATCTTGCACGTCACGACAACGGCGAAAATGTCGTCTGTGAGTTCAGAGGTCGTGCTCGGAAATACTCTCACAGCATCTCCCAATTCCCGTTCGAGTAGTGCGACCAGAACGGATTCCGAAGCCTGTGGGATGTAGGCGGGATCGCTCATCAATTTTTATCCGCTTTAAGCGTGAGCCGCACCCCGACCGTGCTCGGCAGCAGGGCGACGATTCTCCAACCCTCTCCTCGTGCATGAACAATTTCTTTCAGGCCAACGAGCAGTCCGCCTAGCTCCTCGTAAGCGATTCGAACGACGAGGCTCCGCTCGTGCGGTTGAAGCCCTGCCATAGCCTTTGCCTCTTCGTCAGCGGGAATTACGAGGGCCGAAAACGGGCGGCTACCCACGGAGACTTGTTCATCGCCTGTTGCTGCGATCAACGTTTTCAGACCTACTCGGGCGGAGGCTCGGACTTCATCCATGCCTTGCGCCTCGCGTCAAACCGGCGCTTCTGGCAGAGTCCAGGCGTGCAGAAATTCACCGCGGCGACGTTCTACGAAAATATCTCGATGCGCACACATCCGGAACACGCCGTGTTCTGGGACATAGCGACTGCCGAGGATGTTAAAGAGTTCGAGGAGGTGCTCGATGCCGCGAAGAACGAGCAAACGATGCAGACTTTCCTCGCGATGCACCGTCACTTGTTGGCTGAGCATCTAGGCGGCGGTCATTGTAGATGGGTCGTCCCACAACCTCGACTCGGAGCTGAACTCGTGCCCGATTTCCTAATCGGCGAGAAGCATTCCTACGGGCACGTTTGGGTGGCCGTGGAACTTGAGAGCCCAAAAGCAAAAGCTTTCACGAAAGCAGGCACCCCGGGGAAAGAGCTCAACCAAGCCATGCGGCAGATTCGGGATTGGCGGGAGTGGCTTACCACAAACATCAACTACGCACGAAATCCCAAATCCGAAGGCGGGCTCGGATTCACCGAGATCCGCCCGAAGCTCGATGGGTTGATCATCATCGGACGCCGGGCCGACTACGACCCTTCAACCAATGCTCACCGGCAACAGTTCCGAGAGGATGGGATCGAGGTGCACAGCTACGAATACCTTCTCGATGCTGCCCGGCGAAAAGTTGCTCAACGCGAAAAAATGAGCGGCGGAGAAAACCCCGCAGCTCATCTGCCCTGAACCAACTCCGCAGTTTAGAACTTGCCCTTAAGGTAGAACTTCTTGTCCGTGTTATTGCCGCCCGATGTTGGGATGTTGGCACTGGCGCGAACGTAAGCTCGCACCGTGCTCGGGAGGGAAAGTCGAACCGCATTGGCTCCGGCTCCGACTCCTCCAGCGCCGGTCGTAACCAGCGAGGAAAGAACTCCCACGTCGGTGAAGTTCACGTTGTCCGCGCTGTCTTGCAGCTTGAGGGTAGCGGCCTTGGCATCCGCCAAAACCGGCAGCGCCTCGTGTCCCAGCTCCAGCTCGAAATCGTGTAGGCGGCCGTGACCGACATACAAGGAATCCGTGTAGGCCGTAGCGTTTGCCGCAGGCAGTGACTTCGAGATGTAAACGTCTTTGTCTTCGCGATCGTACATATGCGCTCCTTATTCGATGGTTTCGGTGTCGATCAGTGTGTCAGTGACCACGATGGGCACTCCGTCTGCGGTGTGAGTCGGCATCGGTGCGGTGGAAGCCACGCTGCCCTTGGAAGGAGCATTGCTGCCGACGTTGATTACCACGCCACGGGACTTCTGAAGCTGACGAGCAGAGCGTCGGCTCATGAGGTAGAAGTCGGGCTTGTAGCCGTTCGGGAATTTGCTGAACAACTCAGACAGGATGTCGTCGTTGCAGGTTTTGTTAGCCTGAGCCGTGAGGTTCAGAATGCGACCGATACATTTGGTGTTGTTCACCTGAAGCCCAGCCCAACCGAGGAGATCGGCGATGCGGCCTGGGATCTTACGTCCGACAGGAAGGCCGGTTTCGGGATCGAGTTCGTCGATGTCTCCATCTCGAAAATCGCCGAGGTCCATGACGGTTCCACCACCAAAGACGAGAGCGGCGTCGAGATCGCCGGTCTTCACGGCGTAAATCGAGGAACCCTCATTGGCTTGAGAGCCGGTCGCGTCGACGGTAATCAGCGAACCCTTCGGAAGAAGGGATTTGAGGCCTTGAAAGCCCTTCGCGTCTGCGCCCTTGCCGTAGATCAGTTGGTTCGCGATGGCGATCTTCGCTGCCTTTCCGACCCCGATGGATTCAGCGGCTTCGATGTCGATGTCTGTCTTGCCCTCTTCCTTGCCGGCTTGATAAGCGGCGCGGTCGATCTCGCAACGACCCGAGAGGATGTAGAGTTCGGTCCGGCGTTTGTCCCAGGTGGACTTCGATGGCGCTACGCCTTCGTTTAATCCACGGAATGCAACGCTCGGAAGACCTGTGCGGACGAGTGTGGAGTAGCTTGTTCCGGAGGTGACCTTCGCGTGGAAGAGGTCGACTTCAGGGGCGAATGGCTCGATCTCTTCAGCCCAGCCCTGAGCGATTGTCGCTCCGACTTGTGCGGCTCGATCAGCCCAGTTGATGCGTCCTTGTGGCATATTCGTCGTCTTCCGTTATTTGGTTTTGTTTGCGCGGGCCTTGAATGTGGCGGCCACGCGATCTACTCCGGTGATTCCGTCAACCGCAGCGGCTGGTTTGCCTTGGCCGGGCTTATCGTTTGCCTGTGCGAGCGGAGTGCTCGTGGCGGAACGAATCTTCTGAGCGGCGATCTTGTTCGCCTTCTGCTCGGATTCTTTGCCGATGTCGCCTTTCGCCTGTTTGAAGTCGGCGATCAGGGTTTGCACCTGCTTGGCCAGACCTGCGACCTCAGTCGAAAGTTGAGAGGCTTCGTCGGTGGCGGGAGTTTGCTCCCCTTCTTCGGATTCCTCTTCGGTGGATTCTTCGGTTTCCTCGGGGGTCTCTTCGTCCTCAGGCATTTCTTCCTTTGGATCGGTCGATTGCTTGCCGCCCTTGAAAAGATCAATTGCGGATTGAATCAGACCCTTGAGACCACCGACCTCTTGCTTGAGTTCTGCGATGTCTTTTTGAGCGCTCATTTGAGAGCGCTCACGCGTCAACCGACGAGATAGAGCAATTCCGCGTAGGCCTCCTCGCGGGAACCAACCTCGTCGATGAGGTTAAGCTCCTTTGCACGACGACCGCTGAACCACTGGCCTTGCATCGTTTCATCGCTGACTTGTCCTCGAGCAGCAAGGACGTGCGAGCGGAAGACGTCGTTCATTTCGTCGATGGTCGCTTGGAAAAACGCAGCTTCCTCCGCCGTAGGCTGGCGGTCATCCGTCCCAGCATTTTTGAGCTTACCGGCTTGGAAGACCACCGGCGCTAAACCAACGTCTTCCATCATCTTCGAATACTCGTACCAACTGTAGATCGTTCCAATGGAACCGAGCATCGACGAGGCAGACGCCCAAAACGCGTCGGCTCCGCACGCGATTGAGTAATCAGCCGAGCAGCAAACTTGATCGCTGTAGGAGAGCGTTGGCTTCACCCCACGAAGCGCGAGCAATGCTTCGGAGGCCTCAATGCATCCCAGCGCCGTTCCGCCGGGCGAGTTGTGATCGAGGAAAAGTCCTCGCACTGCTTTGTTCTGTTCCGCCTCGCGAAGCTCTGCAACGAAATCGTCGTAGTCCGTTGAGCCAAGAATCTTCCAAAACGGATCGATGCCTTTTCCAAGGGGACCAAAAACGTGAATCGTGGCAATGCCGTTGGCATCAATCGACATCGGCTTCCGCGAAAGGAAGAGGTCCTCCCATCCCTGTTTTGGTTCTTTGCCTCGAAGCCGGGCGCTTCGGATGCGGTCTACGTTGGCGGCCAGCTTCTTGGCCTCCACGTTCGTCATGTAGAGGAGATCATTCATCGTCGTTCTCCTCACCGTCGCCGTCATCTTCGTTCGCCGGTTCAGCCGATTTTGCGTTCGTCGCTGGCTGCTCGTTTGGCGTCATGAGTGTGATCGTGCGTCGGTCGATCGTGTAACCGCGCCGCTTCTCTTCGGCCCGGATTTCATCTTCGAGGTCAAAGGCGTCCACGACGATCTCGCGGAAGTGCAATTTCTTGTCGCCGACGCCCGTTTCCTCGAGCGCTTTGCCCCAGCTCTTCACACCGAGTTTCACGTCCTCGCGGCGGTTCTGTGAATCGCGGCCGTCGTCGATGGTGATGAGTTCGGGCAGCGTGAAGCGCCATGCTGACAGCCAGTCGTTGGGCGGTTGCTCCCAGATCCCCTCATCGATCATGTAGGCAAGCGGATACTGGACGGCCCACAAGGCCACGAATCGGAGGATGCCTTGCCGGTCACGCACGGTGCGGCGAGCGCGGCCTTGGATACTACGCACCAGCGGGCCGGACATTTGTGCCGGGCGCCACACCAGCTCGGAAGGCCAACCCGTGCCGGTCGCGAGGAATTGAATCAGGCTGTCGCGGTAAGATTCCCACGCTGCCCCGGGGCGGTTGCTCTCGTGGGCTTTGAGATCCTCGCCCTCTTCGGCGCGGAGATAGCGGATGAGCCCGCCCATGAATTCCTCGTATCGTGGTTTCGGGCGTTGGGTTTCTTCAACGTCGTCGCCAGCATCGTCTTCAAATTCGGTTTCGAGTTCGGGCGGAGCCTCTCCGTCCTTGTTCGTGACAATGAGGTGGAGGGCACTGTCGTTGAGAATCGAGTGTTGCTGGAGCGAATTCGCTTCCGTGGCCGTCTTGCCCTCGCGGAGGCCGTGAAAAAATCCCGGATACCCTCGACGTTGTCCTACCCAGACCGGATCGTAAATGTGCAAGAACTGGGCACGAGTGACGATCTTGTCCTCGGCTGGAGTATCTCCAATCAGACAGTAGGCGACAGGAGCACCAGACTTGGAAATGACGACGCCGTTCTCGACACGCATTCCCGCGTAGGCGGAGCCTTCCGGCATGACGCTCGCACCGGCACGCCCGCGAAGTCCGATACGGTGTGCAGGGATCAACTGCAACAGCGGCCATCCGTCTTCGTCTGTAGTCTTGAGCAGACCGCAATCGCCTGAGTGGTCGAGAGCCGTGCTGATGAGAAAGAGCAGACCTTGGAAATCGACCGGCCATCCTTCGACCGAGCATGCCGGCATCCAGTTGTTGTTGATCCAGTTCGCGGCGTAACGTCCGGAGCCTTGGAGGTAGGACGTGGATACAAGCTGCCAAGCGTCCCCAATGCAGGCGGTCGCCTTATCGTCGGCGAGAGCACGCGCAGCACCGTTCGACCAGTAAAGCTGACGGCCAACGGAGCCCAGCGTCTGCCAGTCGTCGAGCGGGATCGACTTGTTGATATCCTCCCATTTTTTAGGCCAGTTCGGAATCCCCGGGCCACGCTCCGCACCTGCGGCGAACCTGCGGTTTGGCGCACTCGCGATCGGGTTGCCGTCTGGTCCGTAGAGGAGGCTCATTGAACCCTCCCGACCGTTTGGTAAATCCGACGGCCTTCTGCGATCTTCAGCGCCTCAGCGTAGGCGGCCAGAAGGGTTTCCTTGGGCAGGGAAACGAGAAAGGAGCTGGAGATACCGTCGACTGACGACGACGACAGCGTCGTGCCAGTGAGAGCGCCCGACTCGAAGAGTTCGAGATATCGGGTTTTCAGCGCCGCGATTCTTGCGGCCCGCGTCGGGTATTTGACGCGGTAGTATTCGAGGATCGCCGACACCGCGTCGGCTTTGCTGTTCGTGGCCACGCTTGGCGCGTGGCGTCAATCACGCTGGTGGATTGAGCTTATCGACCCCGAGTTCCTTCAAGGTTTCATCCAAATGCAGGTAAAGGTTCCGACGTTCTGATGCGAGCCTGTGAAAAAGAGCCTCTTCCGGCCCCGCATGCTCAGGGACGGTTTCGTTTCCGAAAGGAATATGCCGACCGCCCAAGCGGGCGGACATCATGTTAAGCTGAACATCGTATGCATCGATTCGCGCCTGAATCGCGGAGAGCTTTGCAGTTCGAGCCGACGCCTCGGCAATGTCCCGTTGAATTTTCGCGAGTTCGATGGCGCGCTTTTCCTCCTCAGCCCGGCGCTGATCGGCTTCAACCTTCTCCTCGTGTTCCTTCGATTTGATCCTGTTGTTTTCTACGATTTGAATAAGGAGGGCGAAAACGACCGCAAGAAATGAGAGAAGCGAAAAGAGGCTCGTTATTGGGCCGTAGGCATCTCCGAACGCGCCGAGTGCCTGACCGTCGAAATTGGGCGGGCGCATGTTGCTAACCATGTTGGGCCAATCTTGCCAAAGGCGGAGGCACAATACGGATATGACTAAGACCGCGATTAGCAACGCTGGGAAGCCGATCCTACTGTTGTCCTTCTTGCTCATCAGGTTCGTCATACACGAGAATGTCCACGCCCGGAAGGCTGGCCATCACAAGGCAGCCGACCTCGTTATCCCAGTGGTGGTTGTCGGGGTGCGCCTCGACCCAGTCGCCCTTCTCGTTCTTCACCTCGGACTCGAGCGAACGGAGGTATTCCTCGCTCACATCGTCCGGGTGCGCCCACAAAACACCTCGACCGCCGATCAACTGGGAAAGCTGATCCTTGTAGCGACGGTTGGAAAAATTGAACCCCCGAGCGCCGGCATCACCACGACGACGGAAGGCCAAGCGGCCTTCCATTGCTTCCCATGGCAAATTCATTTTCTTGCCGTTGTGGACCCGCGTGAAGCCTTTCACGTGCAAGCCGTGCAGAACGGTCCACCCGTATTTGCGGGCTCTCGCGTAGACCGATTGTGTCCACTCGTTGGCGTCGATTCCGAGCAGAGCCTTGGGGATTCTGTAATCCTTCCTCTTGGCTTCGACAGCTTCGTAGGATGGCAGCGTTCCGCTCCAAAGTTGCCGCGATGATCCATCTACGGCGAATGCGCGGAACACCACCTTGAAGCAATTTGCCTGAACGTCCGCATGCCCGACTCGATGCTTCTCGTGCTCCCATCGAGGCACTGTCCCGTCTGGATGAGGTTCATACGTGGCCAGCGCGTATCCGAATTCCGGACGAGTATTGAGGATGGGAACTTGCTGATCCTTGAGCAGCCACCACCGGCTTTCTTTCTTCTGTGTCCAGATTTTGAGCGGCTCAACGTTGCCCTGGAGCAAGGCGACTTGAGCGCGGAGAAACATCTCCAGCAGCCCACCCCAGTCCTGCCAGTATACGACCCACGCCGAATATCGAAACGACCGGTGGCGAGGAGCAGGGTTCGGATTCGTCGCGATGTATTTACCGGACGCTGAAAGGTCGCGGCGATTTCCAGGCGTATTGCGGATGACGTGATTGCAGCAGGGAGTTGTGAGGCGAACCGTCTTGCGAACAAGGTTCCAATTCCATTCATGAGTTTCCTCATGTCGAGCTTCGGGAGCTGCCGTGAAGTGAGACGTGAGCGGTTCGAAATACGACGAACATGAGGGGCAACGGACGTGAAAAATTTCTTGGGTTCCCCGATGCCACCAGTTGCCCCATTCGTCCCAACAAGGATCGCCTTTGCGATCGCGCATTTCCTCCCCGGCCTGCGAGACGGCAACGATCTTCCGAGTCGCTTCCCGCGTGCTCGTGCGTTCGAGAATTTCGAGGATCGTGCCAAGCGGGAACAGCCAGCACTCATCGAGCATGAGCACTTCAAGCGAGGCTGACTGGGTGGAGTTCTTGCCCGGCCCGTGAATCCGGAACGTCATCGTCCCGAGATCCACATAGGACTTCGTGACGTCGTTTCGGCCGAGGGCCGCCATGAGCGCGGCCGTGGCTGGAGAGCTGCGCAAGGCGGGGAGGATCTTTGCCTTAAGAAGATATTCAGCGTCCGGGTCCGTCTGCCCCATGAGCGCGCAGTCGACCGGCGAGTTCGCCACCAACCACAAAAGGAAAACGATGTAGATGACAGTTCCGCCGCTCTGCGTCGGCTTGCAGACCGACACGGCCTCGTTGAACGGAATGGCGTTCAGAGGCTCAATCAGCCAATACGCCGTGTCCTCGCGCCACTCGCGGGACCGCTTCGAATCCGGCATGATGACATTGCCGACAGCCCACTCACTGATCTCCCGGCGATCCGGTTGTTTGAGTTGCGAGAGGATGCCGGCAGCGACTTCGTTCATCGCCACGGGAGCAACTTGAACGGTCATGCGAGTTTACCGAGCGCCTCGCGTATAGAAGCGATGAGCGCATCCGCTTTTGAGTTGAGAGCCCTCGTGATTTCGAGTTCTGGCTTCCCGACGAGTTCAGCGGGCAGATCCTTCACCCATCCCGAGATCGTTGAGGACAGGAGCATTCCGACGGCGGCTCCCTGAGCGCGGACTTCGCCACGTTCTACAAGGAGACCTTTGCGTTCGAGGTTGTGCAGGCGGAGCTTCTCCGCCGTTTCCGTCTCCCTTTTTTTACGCTCCTGCGCGGTCTCGAACTTGAGCAGGATCATCCGCTCGGTAATGTCAGGCGGAAGCTGCACCGCACCCGGAACAGCCTTGCGGACAAAGTCGACAAGCTCCTCTACTGGGCGCGTTCGAGTCGGTGCGTCAGGCCGGTCGAACGCCGCCTGAATCGACTTGTAAGAAATACCCGTGAGCTTCGAAAGCTGCCGGAGCGTTGTGCCCTTTTCCTTGGCCAT